TCTCGTCGCCGTCATCGTTAATTACAATCTTTTTCAACCATCTCGTTCACTAATTTTTCGAAATTATAAGAACGTTTCCATCCCAACTCTCGTTCTGCCTTTGAAGCATCTCCACATAGAATATCAACTTCAGCAGGTCTGTAAAATTCTGGATTTACTTTAATACGTAGATTCCCATACTGATCATATCCTTCTTCTTTATCTTCTTTTCCTTCCCATCTCAGTGTAAAACCGACTTTAGCGAATGATATTTCGCAAAACTCGCGCACAGAATGAACTTCATTTGTGGCTAATACATAATCTTGAGGAGAATCCGCTTGAAGAATTCTCCACATCCCTTCTACATAGTCCTTCGCATGACCCCAATCACGTTTTGCTTCTAGATTACCAAGCTCAATATATTTCTGTTGTCCTTTTACAATTCTACCAAGTTGCGTGGTAATCTTTCGCGTTACAAAATCCTTTCCTCTTCTTGGACTTTCATGATTAAAAAGAATACCATTCACCGCAAAGATTCCGTATGACTCACGATAATTCTTCACAATCCAAAATCCATATAGTTTTGCTACTCCATAAGGACTTCTGGGATAAAATGGTGTAGTTTCCGTTTGAGGATAACTCTGAACTTTCCCATATAGTTCTGAGGTTGATGCTTGATAAAAACGAGTAATATCTTTGAATTTAGAGTGACGCATCGCTTCCAGTAAATATAAAGGACCTAATCCATCAGATTCTAAAGTATATTCTGGCATCTCAAATGAACGTTGAACATGAGACTGTGCCGCTAAATTGTAGATTTCAAAGCGTTCTGTCTTGTCATCAAATGTATACTCTATTTTCCGTATCGTATTAAGTAAAGATGAACAATCCGTCATATCACCGTTATGTAGAGTCAAGTTAGGATTATTTACTAAATGTTGAATATTAACTAATGAATTATTCTGTGAAACACGGCGTAGAAACCCATGAACCTTATAGCCTTTATCTAATAGAAGTTCTGCTAGATAAGAACCATCTTGTCCTGTTATACCGGTAATAAAAGCAACTTTCATCTTTATATTATTATGTTTCAGATTTAAGTTGTTAAAACTCCGCTTTCGAATATTCCAATTCTATTCGCAGAATCATCAAACGGTTCATAACATACTTTCCTTTCAACTTTAGATAAGTCTAAATGAGAAGCGAAACAGTAGAATGAAGATTCTAAACAATGAATCTCTTTAGCGTTTTCTATAAGATTCTTATAGTGTAACATAGGTTGATTTACAACTGATTTAGCAATCTCATGATACTTATGTTCTTTGTTATAATGATTTTCATTAATATCTAAAATAAGAGTATTTGGATATAAAGTATTCAGTGAACTAAATATATCTATTGTTTTTTGAGAAGATTTTTGATGAATTAATATGTATTTTTGTCTAGGAACAGGAATTTGAATTTTCGGATTAACAAAAAAATATCTTGTTCTTATATCACGAGAAAGCTGTAAATCATCATAAAAAGAATTAGGAAAATCATAAATTGAAGGAATTTCTTTATGATATCCACAAAGATAAACTGTATAACCTTGATCTTCAAGTAGATATTTTTTCTGAAAAAATGGATACAGTTGAGAATCATCATCAATAATAAATAGTTTTATTGATGAATCATCTTCATACATTTCTCTCACGACCTTTTCATTATTTCTTTTACAAACTACCAGAACTTCATCATAACATGTTGCTAAATAACGAATAGAACCATTCATCCAAAAATGATCTCCTAATCCAAGATGTGTATAGATAAACGCTCTAGTCTTTGCGTATCCCTTCTGTTCTTTTAGACTAGAATTTGCTAGATTATTTATCTGTTTTTTTACACGGAATCTTCTATCATTTTCTTTAAGAATCTTTCCATAAGTATTTGTAAGATTAGTATCATTATGAATATTATCTTGTAGATTCCAAATTGTTAAATTTATTTCTTTTAAAATTCTGTAATGATAAGAATAATTAGTAACATATTCTTTTAAAGATTCGTATAGTATATCATACTCTTTTTGACAATCTGCTTTTCGTTCATCAGATATTTTATTTATCTTTATATCTAGAATTGTTAATTTATCAAGTGCTTCACCTAAAGAAACTTCTAAAACTATCTTTGACATATAAAATATATAAAATAAACTGTTTAGACCTTTGCCTTTTTAATTATATTTGTGGTAGAATAGTAGATGAATATTGACAGACTAGAAGAATTTAGGAATAACTTTTTTCAACTTCTAGAAGATGAACGACTACAGAAAGAACGAGAGTTAAAAAGAAAACAGAAATTATGTTTACATAAGTATACAATTATAGTTCCTTACAATTCTGAATTTTCAATTGTTACTTGTGAACGCTGTAAGCACAACAAATTTTCAAAAAAATTGGTTTAAAAATCCTGTTTCAATATGTATTATAATATGTCTTACTATCGTCTTGAACTCTGGCCTACTGAAGAGGGAATCAACTACTATTCTAGCTACGCCACTACTAACCGTTCTAACGATAATGCTGGTGTAGACTTGTATTCAGTTGAAGATTATAAAGTGTCGTCGGTGTTTGATGAACGTCACAACCCACCTCCGAAGGCAGTTCATCTTCTCGACCTAGGAACTCGTGCTCGTCTTGTAAAAGTTACTCCAGTAGATAACTATAATCATACTGAAGAGGAAGTTCACTACTACATGTATCCTCGCTCTTCAATGTATAAGTCTGGTATTATGCTCGCTAACTCTGTAGGAATTATTGATAGAACTTATCGTGGAACTCTAAAAGCGGTTGTAACTAATCTAAACGAGCACACTTACCCAAATGTTGTAGCAGGAACACGTGTTACTCAGATTGTCGCTCCTGATATGGGACACATTCGTGAGATTAAGATTGTAGATAGTCTTTCTGAGACTACTCGTGGTTCTGGTGGGTTTGGTTCTACTGGCACAAAGTAAAAAAATTGGTTAAATATTTCTAAATATTTTTATTAGCAAATGTCTCTAGAAATCGTATTAGGTCCTATGTTTTCAGGAAAGTCGTCTTATCTACTTTCTTCAATTCGCAGGTTCAAAGAAATTGATTGGTCTGTCTACATTATTACTTCTTCATATGATAAACGTTATACAGCCGAATCTAAAATTGTAAATCATAATCAAGAATCATGTAACGCGGATATCGCAGTAACAAATCTTAAAGAAGTTAGTATTTGTAAAGAATATTTAGAAGCCAAAGTTCTTATAATTGAAGAAGCACAGTTCTACCCAGATTTAGTAGAGTTTGTTCTTGAAGCAGTTGAAACATATGAAAAGCATGTTATTGTGGCCGGTCTTGATGGAGATGCTTCTAGAAAACCATTTGGATCTCTATTGGAACTTATTCCTTACTGTGACAGTATTATTAAACTCAAAGCACTTTGCAAGAAATGTAGTGATGGAACTGAAGCACTCTTTACCTGTAAGAAAGTTCACGATGATGCTACAGTAGATATCGGTGGCTCCGATAAGTATCAAGCACTATGTAGAAAGCATTTTATTGCTTATAATTAAAAAATTGAGTATAAAAATACATTTTTAATAGTAGTTTAAATGGAACAACTTCTTATTGTTAAAAAAAAATATGGCTCTTTTGAATTGATTGATAAATCAATTGAAGGAGCTAAGTTAGCAAATAAGTGTCTTCTCTTTGATAAGATTCTTGTAACAAGTGATGGATGTTCTCTTATTAAAAGAGCAGAACATCCTAACCTCATAGGAATTCTTTATACAACCGGTCCAAAATATGGTTATACTGGTAGACAACATCCTATCTATCTATGTAAACCACTTGATCAAATGTATCCTCCATTTTACGTTGGTTCAAAAATCATTGATAATTTAAGAAATAAACTTATTATATTTCAATTTGATTCGTGGCCTGAAAACTCTGAATTTCCAAAAGGGAGATTTGTTGATTTTCACGGAGATTGCGGTGATGTAGAAGCAGAAAAGAATTCTGTTTTAGATAATGCTAGTCCTTACTCGTGGCCTAAGAAAATTCCTGAAATTATTAAACCTTCTTTTGAAAATCGGATGAAACTTTCTGGATTTACATTCAATATTGATCCAGAAGGTTGTAAAGATGTAGATGATTGTATTACTATTTGGGATAACGCGATTGCTATTTCTATCGCAGATGTTTCTGCGTGGGTAAGAGTTAATCCTTGGTTGAAGTTCGCAGAAAAGATAGGCACTTCACTCTACGAGAATGGTGTTTGTATAAAACCGATGTTTCCAACTATCTTATCTGAAGATTATATGAGTTTAGTAGAAGGTAAAGAACGTCTTGCCTACAGCCTAATTATCACCTTTGGAGAAACAATATCTTATAAATTTCAAGAAACTATTGTAAAAGTTGATAAATCATACACATATGATTCTGTTCATAAAGATTCTGAATTTAACACGTATATGTTAAAAGAGTATATCTATCGTTTATCAGGTATTCTAACTAATGATAGTCATAAGTGGATTGAAGTATTGATGCTTACTTATAATAGTAGAGCTGGAGATATTTTAAAAGAGAAGAATAGAGGTATTCTACGTGCGCAAAAAGGTTTGAGTTTAGAAAGATCTAAACTATTTGATAAGTTTGGTTCAGACTATATGTATCTCTGTTATGAATCTGCTAAATACTGCTTACCATCAGATGATACAAATCATTCTATGTTAAATATAGGTGCGTATGCGCACGCTTCATCACCGATTCGTCGTTATGTAGATATTATTAATCAGTTTGCTTTAAAATCTGAAGAGTTTTCATACGAAATTCTTGAAAGATTTAATATCCAACAAAAGAAAGCAAAAGAGTTTGAACGAGAACTTATTTACATAGATCTTTATGAAAATAAGAGAATTTTAGATGGGGTTATTTTAGATGGAGAAAAAATATTTATTCCTCACTTAAAAAAAATTATTAAGTATAATAATTTGTTAGAAGTTGGTAAAAAGATTCAATTAAAATACTATATGAATCCTCAAGGAGTTCGTTGGAAAGATAGAATTGTATATGAGATTATATGTGTAAATACAAACTTTCAGGAATAGCAATCTTATAGAAATCATATGCTTGAACATTTTCTAATTTTTCAAGCAATGAAACATCTCTATTTAATGTAGCAATATTTTTTAATTCATCTACTACATTTAGTAGTTTAAGAAGAAATCGTGTTAAGTTCCCTTCCATTACACTATAATTAAAACACACTTCTCCAACAGTTAGACCTTTAAACAAGTCTCCTAGCATTTCAACATACTCATAGTTAAGTGTCCATGGATGAAAAGAGATCTTATACTTATGTTCTAGCCCTTCAATTAACTTACAGTATTTTTCACAACTATATAGAATTGAATAGATATTTTCTTTAATATTAACTGTTTTAAGTGTAATATTTTCTTTTGAATCACTTTGTAAGAAACAGCATAAAACCATCAAAATATCTTTTTGTTCAAGTGAATCAAACATCTTTTCTTCATATGCGTATGAAAGAATCAAACAGTTTGCTTCATTAACTTCTGTGGCATTAATACCTTTCTTTGTTAAAGATCGATCATCATTCATATAGTTTAGTTCTTTAAGAATTTCAAAGTAAGGTTCAAGACTTGCTTCAAAATTACTATAGTATTTTAAATCATTATTTGCTGACTTTTTTTCATAGTTCAACGTAGTAAACTTCTTATACTGTTCTTTGATTGGATTCCATATTCTATCTTGGTGTTTATTCTTCCATGATTCATACTCTGATTGAAGTTTTCTTCTTACCGCATTTGAAGAATTTTTAAGTTTGTTTTTTAGATCTTCTTCAAACATAATCTCTTTAATTTCTTCATTAGTAATTGTTAAAAGAGATAGTTCATCTTCTATCTTTTTAAGATCTTTCTTAATCTCAATCATAATTTTGTTAAGCTGTTCATAGTAATAAGACTGTTGAATAAGTTTCATCCAATCTAGATTATTTGATTGGATCGTTTTAAGAATAAAATCGTAATCAAACTTCATTCGCGATTGTAACTTTGTTTTACTACCACACATCATCTTTTTAACATCTTCAATATCTTCTGGTTGTCTGTCTGGTAGATAAAAGACATAACCTTTTGTATCTTTTCCTCTTCTTCCTGCTCTACCTGCCATCTGAATATACTCATCAGTTGAAAACATTCTCATCTTTTCTGATTCATCATCAAACTTTCTATATGAAGTAAATACAACTGTTTTAGTTGGCATGTTTAAACCAACTGCAAATGTTTCTGTTGCGAAAAGGACCTTAATTAAACCTTTTGAAAAGAGAATTTCTACAATCTCTTTTAACATTGGAAGAAGTCCAGAATGATGATATGCGATGCCTTTTTCTAAGAGTTTTGTTAGAGTAAAATACTGATCAGATACTTGAACTGATTCTTTATAACGATGTAAGTGAAAATCGATAATATTCTTTACTTTGGCAGAATCACTTGGATCAATTAGTGAACCAGATACCTTTAAAGCATATGATTCACAGTTTTTACGAGACATCACGAAGAAGAGTGCTGGTAACATATCTTTCGCATAGAACATCTGAATAGTTGAATTTAGTTGATGAATGTATGAAGAACCAGTATCTGATTTTTCTACCACTGGGTCTTCATATCCTCCTAAACGGCGATTTGTCACTAGAGTTTTTTGAAACTTCTGATTCTTTTCTTGGTCATTCTTCCACATAATCCATCGACGATACGCATCAGGATAAAATACCTCTTTTTCACTCATAATAGTTTCAAACATATCTTTTTTTATCAGATAGTGTTCTAAGGGGACAATACGATATGTTGTTGAAATTAAATGAATTGGTTTCTGTTTTAACTCTCCTAACCATGAAGCAAATAGATCCGCAGAATCTATTGTCGCAGAGAGAAGAACAAGATTTACTTCTTTAGGAAGTAGAATCATTGTTTCTTCCCATACCGAACCACGTTCTTTATTATTAATATAGTGACACTCATCAAAGATTACTGCGTCAAGATTATCTAAACTAAGATTTGCTGTGAGCCCAAGATTCTCTGTTTGAGAACCTTTTTTGTATAAAAGATTTCGTAAAATTTCAGTTGTCATTACAACTATGTCAGCATTTGGTGAGAACTTAATATCTCCTGTTAAAATGCCAACACTTTTATTTTTAAACATGTGCTTCAAATCATGAAATTTTTGATTTGATAGACTCTTGATAGGAGTCGTATAAAAGACTTTCTTACCTTTAGCTAAAGAATGATAGATTTGGTATTCTCCTACTAAAGTCTTCCCAGAACCAGTCTTTGCGGTTACTAGAACATTCTCATCACGATTAATAGCTTTAATTGCGTGTTTCTGGAACTTATCTAGAGGAAAACTATATTCGTGAGCAAGTTTTTCATCCAAAATAATATCTTGATTTGGATCAATTACTTTTAGAAATGTTGAAAGAGTCATTCTGTATACTTATACCATACGTTTATAAGCATCAATTTTTTGGGAACTAGCATTTTCAAAATTCTGTTGTGGGACTGTCTTTTCTTTTTCTTTTTCTAAATCATCTTTTTTCTTAGTTTCTTCGGTAAGATAAGGGTTACGAGTAAAAAGAACATATATAAGAGCATATACAACAACACTAGAAATACTTATAAAAGCATTTGTTGGTATATACTTGTAGAATAGTGCGATAAAAGCAGAACCTAACATGAGTAGAGCATCACCTCCAATGATAGTGGCGCCAAGGTCTTCGGCATATCTCTTAAACACATCCATCATCTCATTATGTCCATATGGGATTGGTTTAATAACACCTACGTAAAAAAATACATCGTGAATTGCTTGAACCGCCACTAATACTGTTAAAAAGTATACTAAACTATATTCAAACTTCTCAACTATAAAACTTGTATAGATATATCTTGTAATTAAAAATCCAATAAAAATAATCATAACATCGGCTAAAACGGCTAAAATATCAAATTTATCATACCATTCGTTTAAATACTTCCCCCCGATCTTATAATAACGAGTTAAAAAAAGCACTATAGTATCAAGTGTTACTATACCAAAAAATATATAGACTAAATCGGAAGTATCATTAAAATTATATATTTGAGGCCATTCCGAATCCATCTAGTAAATAATATTTTTTTAATATAGAATGGCTGACATGGCAAGAAGAATGTTATCTAGTTTGCGTGAAAACCCCTATAAAAAACAACTTATGAATACACTAATGTTTTTAACTATTGGTGCTCTTACTATTACTGTTGGTGCTTTTTTAGTACAGGATCAGAATACACTTAAAGAGATAGATAATTCTAAAACAAATGACTTTAAATATTGGACTGGTGTAATTACTATTGTATTAGGTTGTTTAATAATATTATATCTTATTTATTCGTTTTTTGCTACTTAATAATTATTTTAAAATGTGAATGTCTGGATTGTCATTATTCTTGGCTGCGTAATAAATCCTGAAACAGTTGAGAATAGTTGTGTGCTAGAAATATATCCAAAGGTTCCTAAACCTGTGATTGTAGAATTTAGCACAGGTTGTGATAGGCCTCCAGAACCAGAACCTATTCCAGTTACAGTTGAAAAGAGTTGCGTAGAAGATATATAACCTGCGGTAGCAAGACCTGTAACTGTTGATGTAAATAATGAAGTTGTTGATATATTTGTAAAAAGATTATTATTTGTATTTATCCAGACATACGGATTTTCTATTAGACGAGTTATATAGTTTGCGGAATAACCATTATATGTTGTAAAGTTTCCTCCAACTAGATAGTTGCTAGCGTTTTCTACATATATATCATAGACACTCCCATTAAATGTTGTAGTTGGAAAAGGGTAATTAGTGGAGACTGTTCCATTTGAATTTAATCGTGTTATATAGTTCGTATTTGATGAATTATATGTTGTAAAATCTCCTCCAATTAAATAGTTTCCTGATAATTCTACAACACTTTTTCTTACAGGATTATTGAATCCTGAACCGTATGTTGTTGATGCGATAGAACCATTGTATGTTAATTCTATAATTCTATTGTTAGGAATTGTTTTATACAACGTAAAAGC